GGTCGGTGATGGAGGGCGACTGGGAGGACTTGACGGCCCGGCAGATCGCCGAGGTCTTGGACAGTACGCCGGGTTCTGTCAGGAACTGTATCCAAAGGATCAAGCGGGAAACGGGGTATGATGTCCCGCATGTCAGGGGAGGGATGTAGGTTGGATGAGTTCCCGTATCGTTTGCAAAGATTGAGGGAAAAGGAACGGAAGAGCAGGATAGTCCTGTCTCAGCTTTGTGGGCTTCCAGATACTGCGATCCAAAAATATGAGCGTGGAGAAACGAAACCAAATATGGATTCGCTGATTGCGATCGCCAACTATTTCCATGTGAGTATCGATTATCTTGTTGGGAGAACAAATTATTAGACCTGACCTTTTTTGGTCAGTGGAGGTCAGGATATGTGATAGGATAGCATAGGTGGGAGCCCTCCATCCTCCCACCCATGCTCCTCCTCCTCTTGACCACGAAGGGGCAGCGGGTCTCGGTCCGCTGCCCCGGATGTGGGAGATGTGCCGTTCTTTGAAGCTCATATCTCTGTGTAGCGGGAAGCGGCAGGGGCTATATGCAGCGGACCGGCGCATGGACCGGGAGCTGCACTGTGAGAGGGAACGCATGGCGGGGTATGTTCCCGCAGCCTCTTCTATCACATCTTGGAAGGAGACCTCTCGAATGGAAAAACTTGAGATCAAAAAAGTCCCGTTCTTGGGAACAGGACTCATGGCGGCCCGTGACGCGGACGGGCAGATCTGGGTGGGCGTCAAATGGATGTGCAATGGCATCGGTTTATCCAGAGGACAAGCAAATGGAGAGATCGTCAAAGTCCAGAGCGATGAAGTGCTACAAGAGGGTTGCACGAAATTTCATGCAGGGGTGTTTGACCCTGCTCATGAGACGATCGCTCTCAAGCTGGACTTTGTGCCTCTCTGGTTGGCAAAGATCAGCATCACGCCCACGATGAAAGAGGAACACCCGGAACTGGCAGAGACATTGAAGCAATATCAGCTCAAAGCCAAAGATGTGCTGGCGGAAGCGTTCCTCCCCAGTACAGTACATGGGAGCCGGAGCATGACCGAATACCAGAAGATCATGGCCCAGACCCGCGCCGAAAATGTACGCATCCGCAAGGCTCAGATCCTGGAGCGATTGGCGGCTCAGTACGACGGTACATACAGGCAGGTGCTACAGGCCTACGCCACGAGGGAGCTCACTGGGGAATTCCTCCTCCCGCTTCCGGAACTGGACCTCAATGCCACTGCCGCCGCTGACATGGAACAGCTATCTGGATATGCGGCTAAAATCCCTGGAATGGTCTTGATAGCTCTTTTGTAATGGTACTAGAGGTTTATGCCTTGTGACCGTTGATTTTGTATGAAGAATAATAAATTTTGATTGAGAGGTGGTGGTATGGCAGCAAGGCTGACGGATAAGCAAAAAAAGAAAATCCTTGCGGACTATACCGAATTAGAGAGCTATAGCGCAACAGCGAAAGTAAACGGCGTTTCAAAGGACACAGTGCGTCGATTAGTTGCGAGTTGCGCCGATTTCGCCAAGAAAGCGCAGGATAAAAAAGAGAAGAACACCGCTGATATTATTGCTTACATGGAGAATAAGCGAAATATCGTGTGTGAAATACTGGGAAAAGGGCTGGACGCCCTGAACAGCCCGGATAAACTTGCGGATGCCAGTCCGGCGCAGATCACCACGGCGCTGGGGACTCTGATTGACAAATGGGCCATGATAGGCGGCGGTCCGAAGGACGAAGCCGAAGAGGACGATCTGAGCCGCAGCCTGCGGGAATTGGGAGAGGGGTTGGAGGGCGATGCTTGAAATTGTTCCCATGAAGCTGAAAGAGGCAAATGCCTTTGTGGAGCAAAACCACCGCCACCATGGGCCTGTTGTGGGACACAAGTTTTCCATCGGTTGCTCCGATGGAGAGAAAATAGTTGGCGTTGCCATTGTGGGGCGGCCTGTTTCCCGCCATTTAGACGATGGATGGACATTGGAGGTAAATCGGCTTTGCACAGACGGGACCCACAACGCCTGTTCCATGTTATACGCCGCCGCATGGAGGGTGGCCCGTGCCATGGGATACAAAAAACTGGTGACTTACATCCTGGAGAGCGAGAACGGGACGAGCCTCCGTGCTGCCGGATGGAAATGCGTGGGACGGGCTGGGGGACTGCGGTGGACCGGGAAGCGCAGGCCAGAGGTAGACCTTTATCCGGCACAAATGAAAATAAGATTTGAAGTTACCACATGATTTCAGCAAAGCAAAAGAAAATCCTCGCCTTCCCCTACAGCCCCTACGATGCCCTGATCTGCGACGGCGCGGTCCGGTCCGGCAAAACCTCCATTGAGGTGGTGGCATTCATCGACTGGGCCATGCGGGAGTTTTCCGGCCAGCGGTTCGGCATCTGCGGCAAGACCGTGGGCAGCGCGACTGAGAACATGGTCATTCCCTACATATCCCGCAGTTACGCCAAGAAACGTTATACGCTCCACTGGCGGCGTTCGCAGAAGATTCTGGAGGTTCGCCGGGGCCCCAGAGTGAATTACTTCGAGGTGTTCGGCGGACGGGACGAATCCAGCTTCGCTCTGATTCAGGGCCGGACGTTGGCGGGGGTACTGCTGGACGAAGTAGTCCTTATGCCGGAGAGCTTTGTCAATCAGGCACTGGCCCGGTGTAGCGTGGACGGCGCGAGAATCTGGTTTTCCTGCAATCCCGGAAACCCGTCCCACTGGTTCAAAGAGGAGTGGATCGACAAGCGGGAGGAGCACAATGCTCTTTATCTCCACTTCGAGATGACCGACAACCCCAGCCTGAGCGATAAGACGCTTGCCCGTTATCAGTCCATGTATTCCGGTGTGTTTTATGACCGGTATATCCGGGGGCTGTGGGTAGCTGCCGAGGGCCTGGTGTATCCCATGTTCAGCGAAGAGGAACACGTGATGGACGAGATACCCTGGCAAGCCCTCCAGCGGGGGAGATGGTACATCTCGGTAGATTATGGTACAGTGAACCCGACCTCGGCGGGGCTTTGGTGCCTGTGGCGGGGGACGGCGTATCGCGCCGGCGAATATTACTATGACAGTAGGAAGCCTGGGAACCATCAGCGCACGGATGAAGAGCATTATACAGGTCTTGAGGAGCTGGCTGGAGACAAGAAGATAGATCGGATCGTCGTGGACCCATCCGCTGCCAGCTTCAAGGAGACGATCCGGAGGCACGGGAGGTTCGCCGTGTGGGACGCAGACAACAGCGTCGTGGATGGCATCCGGTTGACGGCTTCGCTGCTGCAGGCCGGACGGATCCTGATCCACAGGGACTGCAAGGGCCTGCTGTCGGAGATCGCCGCATACCGCTGGGACACGGAAGCGTCGATGGATACGGTGATAAAAGAAGCGGATCACGCCTGTGACGACATGCGGTACTTCTGCTCCACTATCATGGCGCGGGAAGTGCGGTCTGCGGGCATATGACAAAGATATTTCGATGGGCCATCAAAAAAGAGGAGGATATCTAGCATGAACGAACTGAAGATCTTTGAAGACGAGCGATTTGGGACCATCCGAGCCATCGTGGAAGATGGTAAGACACTGTTCTGTGGGTCCGACGCGACAAAAGCGTTGGGCTACAAGAATTCGAGTAAAGCTCTGACAGACCATTGTAAGGGTGTAACGAAACGTTATATCCATACTCCCGGCGGAAATCAGGAAATGAATTTTATCCCCGAGGGCGATATCTACCGCTTGGCTGCCAAGTCTGAGCTGCCGGGGGCGGAGGAGTTCGAGATCTGGATCTTTGATGAAGTCCTTCCCTCCATCCGCCGCAACGGCGGATACATCTATAGGCAGGAGAACATGACTCCAGAGGAGTTGATGGCAAAAGCGCTGATGGTGGCGCAAAAGACTCTGGCTGACCGTGAGGCCCGCATCTCGGCACTGGAGATCGCCAACTCCGCCCTGACAGTGGAGACGCAGGTCATGAAGCCCAAAGCGGACTACTTCGATGAACTGGTTGATCGGAACCTGCTGACCAATTTCCGGGAGACGGCGAAGCAGTTGGAGGTCAGGGAGCGGGACTTCATCCAGTTCCTGCTCAACAAGAAGTACATCTACCGGGACAAGCGTGGCAAGCTGATGCCCTATGCCCAGCATGTGGATAGCGGCCTGTTCGAGGTCAAGGAGTGCTTCAACGAAAAGACCCAGTGGAGCGGCACCCAGACGATGGTGACGCCCAAGGGGCGGGAGACCTTCCGGCTGCTGTTCGTCGGGGCGGCGTGAATGGCTCGGCCATCAAAAAGAGGAGGATATCCATCATGAATGAACTGATGATTTTCAACGATCCCGAGTTTGGGACTGTCCGCGCTGTGGAGATCGACGGAGAACCGTGGATGGTCGGCAAGGATGTGGCTGCGGCGCTGGGGTACAGCAACTCCCGCGACGCGCTGGCAGTCCATATCGATGAAGAGGACAAAGCTACCGTCGCGATTCACGACGGTAGCCAAAACCGAAACATGACCGTCATCAACGAGAGCGGCCTGTATTCGCTGGTGCTGTCCAGCAAGCTCCCTGGCGCGAAGAAGTTCCGCCGGTGGGTGACGGGCACCGTCCTCCCGGCGATCCGTAAGACCGGCTCGTACAGCGCCAGCGTCCTGACGGACGGCACGAAGGCCGCGCTTGCCGAAGCCAAGGCGAAGAACGCCCGGGCCCGTGTGGCTTCCATGTGGATGAAGCTGGCCAAGGAAAACCCCATCCCAGAGTACAAGGCGATCTGTGCCCATTATGCCAGCGCGGAGCTGACCGGCGGGCAAGCGGTGCTCCCTCTCCCCGAGGCGACGGAGCGTACATACAGTGCCGCCGAGGTCGGAGAGCTGCTGGATGGCATAAGCGCCGATATAGTGGGGCGCATGGCGAACCAGGCCCCCGCGATCTTGATATGAGGCGGGGGAGATATCGCATCCAAGAGAGGGAGATACATGGGCATCATCGAATGGGCGCTGAACAAGTTCGGCTACACGAAACAGGATAGAGTGACGATCCCTGCCGGGACCATCGAGAAGGAGTTCAGTGTGCTCCCTGCCGCCTCCCGGAAGATGGAGGACGCTATCGACCTCTGGTATTCCATGTATATCGACCACCCTCCCTGGGAGAGCTGCGATGTGCGGCCGCTGGGATTGCCGGGGGCCATCGGTCGGGAGCTGGCCCGTCATGCGTTGACGGAGTTCTCTGTGGCCGTGTCCGGCAGCGAAAGGGCGAAGTACATCGACCGGCAGATGCAACTGGCGGTGGCAAGGTTCGGGATCGATCTGGAGCTGGGCCTCTGCCTGGGCGGGGTGTGCCTCAAGCCGTACCCGGAAGATGGCCGCATCTTGGTGGACGCTTTCACCACGCGCTTCACGCCGACCCGCTTCGATGGGGCCGGCAAGGCGATAGGCGGCGTGTTTGAGAGCAAACCTGTGCGCCAGGGGAAAGACTGGTTCGTCAAGCTGGAGCACCACGACTTCCAGATACGCGAGGATGGCAGCAAGGTCTACGTGGTGGAAAACAAAGCATTCCGCAGCGGACGGGACGGCGGCATCGGTGCTCAGGTCCCTCTCGATGCTATAAAGGAATGGGCAGGACTGGAGGAGCATAAGGAGATCGAAGGTCTGACCGGCCCGCTGTTCTCCTATTTCAAGCCGCCGATAGCCAATCGGGTGGAGCCCGATTCGCCTATGGGGGTCTCCGTGTATTCCGGAGCGGTGATGGACCTCATCCGGGAAGCGGACCTTCAGTGGGAGCGTATCTGGTGGGAGTTCAAGAGCGGGGAGCGGAAGATCTTCTCAGATGCCACGCAGATCGATGCAGGACAGATCGGAGACCGGCTTTTCCTGAAAGGCGCTTTTACCAGCGACGGGAATCTGTTCGAGCAGTTCAGCCCAGAGCTGCGGAACGCTGCACTATATGACGGGCTCCAATATATCCTGAAGATCGTCGAGTTCAATGTGGGGCTCGCTTTCGGAACGATCTCCGACCCGCAGTCCGTCAACAAGACGGCCACCGAGGAGATCATGACCAAACACCGGCAGTACGTGACGGAGGACTGCATCCAGGAAACGTTCCAGGCGGCATTGGACGATCTGATCTACGCTATGGACGCGTGGTGCGACCTGGCGCAGCTTGCTCCAGCGGGGGAGTACAGCGTGGGATACAACTGGGGCGACGGGGTCCTGGACGATCCTGAGACCAGGCGGCAGGACATGGCGATGGATATGCAGCGGGTGGCTGCTGGACTGATGAAGCCGGTCGCCTTCGTCATGAAGTGGGACGGCGTGGACGAAGAGACCGCCCGGAAGATGCTACCGGATATGGAAGATATGACGGACGAGGAACAGGACGAGGTGGAGTAAATGCCGCGCTATCCGTTCAGCCCGGAGATATTGGATGCCCTCCCCGAAGAGCTGGCGGAGCTGTTCCGGGGCCTGGAGCTGAAGCTGCTGGAGGAGATCTGCTCCAGGCTTCGTCTGGCCGGCGAGCTGAACGAGGTCACGGTCCAGGACGTCCGGGCCCTGCGCTCCCACGGCGTGGATCTGGAGGACATCAAGAGGGCCATCTCCAAGACGACCGGCGTCGGCATGGACAAGCTGGAGGCCCTGTTGGACGATGTAGTGGCGCGTAACCAAAGATACTACACATCGATGATCGATATCGCGCAGGTGACCTTTCCGCAGAGGCTGGTGGACGAACGGGATATCGACGCCATCCGGCGACAGACTGTCGATGGATTCACCAACCTCACCCGGTCCATGGGGTTCCTGGTACGGGACGGACGGCACAAGGTCATGCTTCCGCCAGCAAAGGCGTACCAGTGGGCCCTGGACAGCGCGGAGCTCCAGATCATGTCCGGCGCGATCAGCTACGACCAGGCCATCGGCGAGGCCGTGCGGCAGTTGGCGAAGAGCGGGCTGTGCGTGGCGTTCGATAAAAATGGAGCCCCGGTCAGGAACGCGGTCAAGTACGAGCGCGGAGGCATCCAACAGCTTGACGTTTGCATTCGCCGCGCGGTGATGACCGGCGTGAACCAGCTCAACCAGAAGTACCGGGAGCAGTCCATGGACTACCTGGAGACGGATCTGCTGGAAGTGACGGCCCACCTGGGGGCGCGGAACATAGACGGGCCAAACGGCTGGGAGAACCATGCAAAATGGCAAGGGAAGGTGTACCGATGGAAAAAATAAAAATTAAGCTGAGAGAATGTTGCTTGACCTGTGAACACTTTGACCCATCCGGCATTAAGGGATTGAGTATGTACTACGCTCCGCCTTGCGGTTGTGGGGAGATAGAACGTGTGATTGCTTGCGGACATATGGCTGTTTGCAAGATGTATCTGGAAAGCACGGGGAAGGAGTAGGGATGGGACTTTGTGCAACAGCTAAAGGATTGACCGCAGAAACAGAATTTAACTGCGGGTATTTGACATACGGACTGTTTCTCCGAAATTTGGCGCGTACTTACAATGAGGAAATCGGGGAAATGTTCGAGAGTATGTGCGCCGGGAATCGATTGACTGAAGAACAAGAGAACAGGTGGAATGAAATCTGCAATGACGATTTGGATTTGCTACTTTTTCACTCCGATTGTGATGGAAAATTTACCCCGCAAGAGTGCCGACGGATTTACAATGCAATAAAAGACCTTTACATGGATATGCAAGGCCACAATTACATTGTGATGAAACCGTACAATATGCTCGAACACTGGAAAAGTATCTTTTTGCACTGTGCAAAAAGGCGGGTAACATTATTCTATTACTGACAGGAGGTGATGCAATGGCAGAATACCCCGATTTTGAAAAGACGTGCGGCTACGGCTCCGTGACTGGCATAGGCGGAGCCAACTGCAGGCACTCCTACTGGCCCTTTATAGAGGGCGTTTCGGAGCGCACTTACACCGATTCCGAGCTGGAGGCCATGAAGCCGGAAAACCGGCCTAAAATCCAGTTTGAGGGCCGGGAATACGACGATTATCAGGCTACCCAGAAGCAGCGCCAGATCGAGCGCACCGTTCGCAAGCTGAAACGCCGCAAGACCGCTTTCGAGGCGGCGGGTCTGAAGGAGGACGCTCAGGCAACAAACATCCGCTTGCGGCGGCTGAGTAAGGAATACATCGAGTTCAGCAAGGCGGCGGGACTGCCGGAGCAACGGGAGAGAATGAAGGTGATTTACAAGTGAAATGCATTAAATATATGGTAGTAACTTTCGTGATTATGCTTTCTTTGCTTGGATGTAGTTCGTCGGAAAGTAGTGGAATTGAAAGCAATAAGCAAGAAGAAAAACCAACCGGAACGTTTATTGAGGTCGACAGAGGGGTTTCCTGGAAAGTTGTTTTCCACAGAGATACAAAGGTTATGTATGTTGTATCAAATAATTTTACGTTACTCGTGAACGCAGATGGAACGCCGATGCTTTATGGCGGATAAAAAAGGAACTATTCTGAGACCGTCGGACATCAAAGCTGCCGAAGCCGTCCTTGCCCGTGGTGAGCGCGTGGAGCTAATCCCCGTCAAGGACGGCGTGAAGGTTGTACGGGTGCGGCGGGAGGAAGTGAAGAAGGATGTTTGACGGGAATCTTTGTAATGCTGGGCTTTTTCCTGCGGAACTTGTCCCGCCGGAAATCATAGAGCAATTTTTTCAATCGCCGATGTGCGGTTTCCCGTGCTATACCTGCAAGCACAAAGGGGAAGAAACCCCGCGCTGTGAAAACTATAACAAATGTGGGTTATGGCTCGACTGGGCAAATAAAAAGGGACTGAAAAAGTAAATACTTTTCCGCCGTCTAAGCGTTGACGGCGAAGAGCCGAGCGTGGTTATTCATCCAGAAATGGGTGAGTGACCACGCTTTTTCTTTTGGTAAAACCCGCACAAGCGGTTTTTATACAACTTTTGACCGTCCCGAAGTCGCAAAACTACGGGGCCGCAGTGGAAGCGACCCACGCGAAAAAAGCGAAGCGGTGAAGGAGAGACCATGACGAGAGAATCTTTGAAGGGCCTGGGGCTTGAGGATGCCGCCATCGACAAGATCCTGGACGAGAACATGGCGGACATCGGAAAGGAGAAGGCCAAGACCACCGCGGCGAAAGCCGACCTTGCGGACGCGCAGGGGAAGCTTTCTGCGGCCACAGCGGAGCTGGAGGCGCTGAAGAAGTCCAACGGCGACGTTGCGGCAGTGCAGAAACAGCTCGCGGACCTCCAGGCCAAGTACGAAAAAGACACGGGCGAGCTGACCGCCAAGCTGGCGGACCGGGACTACTCCGACGCGATCGCCCGGGCCATCACGGGGAAGTCCCTCAAGTTCAGCTCCAAGAGCGCGGAGCGGGCCTTCACCGCCGCGCTGAAGGAGCAGAAGCTGGAGCTGAAGGACGGGGAGCTGGCCGGCCTGGACGACTTCATCAAGGCCCAGCGCGAGGCGGACCCCGACGCGTTCGCCCCGGACAGGCCCGTGCCCCGATTCGCTACCGGGTCCGGCAGCGGCGGAGGGCATGGAGCGCCGCCCAAAGCCCCAAGCAGAGCGGCACGATTGGCCGCTGAGTACCACACGAGCCTTTATGGCGAAGAAAAAAAGGAGTGACAAAACATGTCTTTTATCGGAGCAGCAGAGATGGGGCGGGTATTCGCCCCCGGTTGGTTCTTAGAGAGCGAGAGGGGCGTGGTCCGCAAGACCCGCCAGATCGAGCAGGCCGGAGCGACAGCCAGAGAAGACGGGAGCAAGTATGTTCCTATGGGGACTGTCTGGCCCGCCAATGACGCCACAGCGGAAGGCATCCTCTATGAGGATATCGACGTGACCACCGGCGATATGCCTGGGAGCGTTGTCTTGGCTGGGCGTGTGTACGAAGACCGGTTGCCTGCGGCTATTGCCGAGGCGGCAAAAACAGCCCTGGCGGGGAAGGGATTCGTGTTCATCGCCGCAAGCCCTTCCGTGACCCGGCCCTACTGAAAGGAGTGACAGCATATGGCTGAAGAGTTCAACGGCTTTATCCCCCAGGAGGAATGGCTGGATGTGGGCTTCAATGTGACCAGGTCCACCGACCCCATCGACAGCTTGGTCGGCGATATCCGCACGGACAATATCATCGCCAAGTGGGAGTCCATTGCGGCGGAGTATCAGACCGCCATCATGGCCCAGTTCCATGCCTTTGATACGGAGGCAAATAAGACCATCCATATCCCGGTGGACAAGCACAGCATCAAGAAAGCACTGATCAAGGTCAAGATCGACCAGAGCGAGCTTTTGCAGGAGTACATGGACAACGGTGTGCAGGGACGTGACGCCCTGCGGGACTATGTGTTCAATGACGGTATCCGTTTGGCGGAGCAGGTCTTTACCCGCTCCAAGGTGGCGAAATCGGAGATGCTGGCCACCGGGAAAATCACCATCAAAGAGAACGGTCTGGACATCCCTGTGGACTACGGTGTGCCCGCAGGCCACACCAGCTTTGAGCTGGATCTTTCCCAGGATGCGGACATTTCGGGACAGATCCAGAGCATCATCGATGAGGCTTCTGACGCAGGCGTGACCCTGAGCGGTTTTATCACCTCCCGGAAAAACATCACCAAAATGCGCCGGAATGTCGCACTTCAGAAGGAGATCGCCGGGAACCTCAGCGCGGGGGCTCTTTTGGGCAAGACGACGCTTTACGCCCACCTGGAGCAAGAATATGGCTTGGGCCGAATCGTCACCCATGATCTGACCTATGGTGCAGACGCCAAGCTGGGGAGCGATGGACGGCCGGTCATCACCAAGAAGAGGTATTTCCCCGACAACAAGATCTCCTTCTTCTCCACGAATCCCGCAGGCCGCGTAGGCACGGGGCTTTGGGGAGACCCGCCTGAAACCCGGCTGGCCGGATTTTACCCCGTCAATTCCAGCGGCGAGGCTCCGTATGTCTACGTGACCCAAAAGATGGAATGGGACCCTGCTGTTCTGTGGACCAAAGCCAGCGGGCTGTTCATGCCCCTGCTGTACGACCCCAACAGCCTGTGGATCGCTACGGTCAAGCCGGATGCGGCCACCGCCGCCCTGAACGACGAGCAGACCGCCCAGAGGGCCAAGATCAAGTAAGAAATGAGGGGCAATTATGGAACTGAAAAATACCGTCTCTATGATGGAGAGTACTGACTACAAGGAGCGCTTTAAGGCCGAATATGAGCAACTGCGTATCCGGTTTGAAAAGCTGAACGCAATGCTGGATAAGTGGGACGCGGGTACGCTCCCGTTCACCCCCACCTGCCCGCGCAGCACGTACAACATCCAGACCCGTGCTATGGCCGATTATCTGGCGGCCCTTGAGGCGCGGGCGGTCATGGAAGGCGTAAGCCTGTAAGGAAAGGAGGCCCATGGGATGTATGCCGACTATGACTTCTACCTGAACGCCTATTTCGGGAACGCGATCTCGGAGGAGGATTTCCCCCGGCTGTCTGAACGGGCCTCCGACTACATCCGGGCGGTGACCGGCGGCGTCTCCGACCGGGTGGACGGCTGGCAGCAGGAGGCCGTCAAAAAGGCTTCCTGCGCCGTCGCCGACATCCTCCTGGACGAAGAGATCATGACCGCCAGCGCGTATCAAGGGGGCGCACAGGTGTCCAGCGAAGCGGTAGGGGGCTGGTCGCGGAGCTACAAGTCCGCGACCGTCTCCGCCGCCGACATGCAGGTCATCGACAGCCGGAAGCGGGACGCGCTGCTGCTGTACCTGGGGAATCTCCCGGCGTTCGCGCCAATCTTCAAAGTGAGGTCTTATCCATGCCTGCACCGCACCGAATGAACTGCCCTCGCCGGGCAAACGCCCGCCGTCCTGCCATGTTCCCCCATACGATCACGTTGTACAACGTGGAGATCATCCATGGCCCAGACTATGATGATACGATCGTAAACCACATTACCATTTTACGAGGAGTCTTTCTCGAGGCTTGCAAAGCCATAAATGTGCAGAAGAGCGGTTTGGTAGGAGCAGATGCGGCGACTCTTTATATACCGTTCTCTGTAGAGGCAGTGAATGCTGTCACAGGGAAGCGAAAACGGTACATACCTCCCATCGAATTTTGGCGTGTGGAGGACAAATCTGGCTTCTGGACGCTTGCAATCACCAGCAAAGAACCTGGCGTGAGTGGTAACACCTTTTTTGTAAAGGGAGAGGCCGTGGAGCCAGATAAAGCTATGGATTTCATCGAGATGAAGTACGACCATGTATACGACATCACAAAAATCGATGAAAAAGATTTTGGGAGTCCAGATATGCAGCATTTCGAAGTGGGGGCAAATTGATGGCAGGGATCAAATTCACGTTAGATTCTCAAAAATTCAAAAAAGATATGGAACGCCTCAACAGAAAGATCTTTTGGGCTGGATCAGGAGCTGAGCACGCCGTATCGATCCAGATCGCGAAGGACACGGAGCCATATGTCCCAGCGCGATCGAAATCCCTCTCAAATCGAACAATAGTGCATAAAGGAACCATCATTTATCCAGGCCCTTATGCTCGCTTCCTCTACTACGGGAAACTTATGATCGACCCAGACACCGGCAGCACGTGGGCGCCAAAGGGGGCGTCAAAAGTGATAGACCCAGGCGGAAGAGACCTTGATATCAAGAAAAAGGTCCACAGCAAGGCGCAATCCCATTGGTTCGAGGCGTCTAAAGCTCAGAATCTTCCAAAGTGGAGACGAGTAGTGGGGGAGGTGATGCAGCGTGAGTTCCGATGATAAGCCTTTGGAATTCGTAATAGCCAAAGAGGAAGATCAGATATCCCGCAAGATATTGAAATGGTTGAACACGTTCCCGGAGATCCCGCTGTCTATCTTTCGCGTCGATTACGAGTTTATGAACGCAGAACTCGAATGTATGGCGTTGTCTCTTGTCCAAAGCACGTACATCATAGAGCGGTTCATAGACGATTCTTATATAGCGGAGTATCAGTTCAAGATCGTCTATCGTGTAAACCCTTCCACCACAATTCTGCGGCTCGGGGCTGATGAATTGCTGAACGCATTGGGAGATTGGGCCAGCAGTCAAAAGCCGGACATAGGGGATGGGCTAAAAGTTCGGGAGCTTGAACAGACCGCTCGATCGTCTTTGTTCGCCAGAATGGAGCGCGGTTGGGAGGACCATCAAATATTCATGCGGATGACCTATGAGGTCGGCACATAGAAAGTGAGGAAATCATGGCAGAAAAACGAAGCGCATTCAAAATGTTTATGAATACCACGCCAAAAGAGGCAGATGCGACCTATGGCATCATCGGCCCTGGCGTGACAGAGCTGTCCATCGCTTATAACCCCCAGACCAGCACCAATCAGTACATACATGAAGACGTCGCCAATACCGACATGACCGGGTATCAGCCCAACGCTCCCGTGACGGCTCAGGCGGTGCCCGGAGACCCCGTTTTCGATTTTGTGAACGATATGCGGGAAACGCTTCCAATCGGCTCTGACGCTTACAGCGATGTGGTCCTGGTGGACGTGTTTGGCAAACAGACAAGTGGGTCTTATGCAGCCACCAGACAGCCTGTCTCTATACAGATCGACAGTTATGGCGGCTCGGCCTCCGACCCCCTGTCCATCGGTTATACCATTAACTGGAGAGGCAGCGGGATAAAGGGGACTTTCGAACCTGAGACCAAAACGTTTACCGAAGGGGCGTCCTCCAGGGGCGTTTTCGAAGAGGAGGAGCGATAAATGGCCGGCATTCGCGTCAAGACAAGCGCAAAGCGCATCGAGGTCAATGACAACGGGGAGTACATCGTCCTTGATTTCGGCGACAACAGTTTCCCGGATCGCTTTTTCGCCATGGTGGACCGAGTGCAAGAACAAGCGAACACGGCAACGTCAGAGGCGGAGAAGATCGACGATCGATATGAAAAGGGAAGCGAGGGGCACATGAGGGCGTCTGCCGCTCTGTGGCGCAAGGTGCATGAGAACATCATGGATGAGATCGACAGCCTTTTTGGAGTTGGGACATGCAAAAAGGTATTTGGAGATATCGTCCCTGGAATTGAGCTGTACGATGATTTCTTTACTCAGCTCATTCCGTACTTCAACGAAGCCGGACAGGAGCGGGCGCGCCGCATGAGCAAATATAGCGCCAGCAGGGTGGGAAATGTATAACGCCCTGCTGGATCGACTGCCCGAAGATTATGAGGGTTGGCTCATTCGAACGGACTACCGGATAGGGGTCCAGATACAACTTTGCGTCTCCGATCCAGAGCTGTCTGACAGTGAAAAGACCTGGACGGCGCTCGATCTGCTATACGGGAATGGCATCCCGCCCGACCTTCAAACCGCCCTCGACGGGTTGTCATGGTTCCTGTCATGCGGCGACCCATCTCCAGCAGATGAAGCAAGTAATGAGCCGCCCTTGTATTCTTTTGAGCAGGATGCAGGCCGGATCGCGTCTGGTTTCCGAAAGGTGTTCCACATCGATATCACGAAGGAGAAACTCCATTGGTTCGAGTTCATCTCTATGCTCGGCGAGCTCAAAGATACGGCTTTTTCCGGCGTCATTGAGATCCGCAGCGCAGACCTTTCCGAAATAGACAAGAAAAAAAGAGCTGAATTCCTTCGAATGAAAAAGAGATTCGCTTTGTCCAGCGGGTATACGCCAGAAGAGCAGGCTGAGATCGACGAATTTATGGAAAGGCTGAAATAAAGTATCCAGGCGTGCCTCGAAGATCTCATGATGATATGGCCGTTGTCAGCAGCAGAGTGATTGCGGAGCGGTTTGGGAAACAGCATCAGCACGTAACGCAAGCGATCGAAAAACTCATCAGCGAAAATTCGCTGGTGAAATCTATGTTTATCCGCAGTTATTATGATACGGAGCGCGGAAAGTCCTATAAGGAGTATCTCATGAACCGCGACGGCTTTTCTCTCTTGGTCATGGGCTTCACCGGGAAAGAAGCTATCTACTCTATCGAGTGACGATCTTGTGATCGTAACGGTAATGGTCGCAAGAAGTGTGGTTTTCTGGGGTATCAGCAACTCAGTATCCTACAAAAAAAGATAGGTTAAAAATCGCACTTATCTAAAAATGAAAGGAGGCGAGATATTGGCATTCGGCTACGACGGTTCTGTTCGTATCAAAGCAGACTTGAACCACAGCCCATTTGACCGGGGCTTGACGCAGATGACCAGCTTGGTCAACAAATTTGGGAACACCCTAAAAAAGCTTGGCGGCATGGTGGCGATGGCGTTCGGCACTGCCGCGATCATAAACTTTGCCAAAGAGAGCATCAAACTGGCCTCCGACATCGAAGAAGTCCAGAACGTGATCGATGTGACTTTTGGGCAAGGAGCCGCACAGATACAGGAATTTGCCCAGTCTGCGGCAGAAGCCTTTGGTTTGTCAGAGCTGGCCGCGAAGCAATACACGGGAACGCTTGGGGCAATGCTCAAATCGTCCGGATTCACTACTCAGGCAGCACAGGAGATGTCCATGGCGCTGACTGGGTTGGCGGGAGACATAGCATCCTTTTACAACCTGGACACAGATGTGGCATTTGAAAAGATCCGAGCTGGTATCAGCGGAGAGATCGAGCCGTTAAGGCAACTGGGCATCAATCTGAGCGTAGCGAATCTGGAGACGTATGCTCTTTCTAAAGGTATGACGAAAGCCTATAGCGCCATGTCTCAGACAGAACAGTATCTATTGCGGTATAACTATCTGTTGGACGTTACAGCGGACGCCCAGGGGGATTTTGCCCGCACGTCCGGCAGCTTTGCCAACCAGATCCGCATCCTCCAACTCAACTTTGACCAACTGCGCATCGCGGTGGGAAACGCCCTGATACCCGTCGCTCAGGCAGTCTTGCCCAGCATCAACGCCATCATCGCAGCATTGACAAAACTGGCCAGCGTATTTGCTCAGGTGACAGCGTTGTTGTTTGGGAGATCTCCAGAGGTCAAGACTACATCCGAAATCGCCACGTCCGCAGGAGCTGCCGCCGATGCGACAGACAAGCTGGCGGGATCCACTGCTGGCGCTGGTAGCGCAGCAAAACAAGCCGCAAAAGACATGAAAGGAGTCTTGGCCGGTTTTGACGAACTGAACATACTGGCTGATAACGCATCGAACAGTCTCAGTGGCGCTGCAAACGAGATGGGGATAGGCGGTGAAGGACTGACGCTTCCCGAAATAGAGGGAGGAGGAGAGCTATTTCCTGATGCGGAAATATCCCCAAAGCTACTATCTTCTATTGAAGCTTTGAAAAAAGAATTAGAGTGGTTGGAAAGCACAGCGAGAAAGATCTGGCAAGTGTTTGCTGCGTCGTGGGAAGAAAATGGTGGGAAGGTGATATCCGCAGTAAAAAACATGTTCCTGTCTGTTTGGGGCTTGATCAAATCCATTACAGACGCATTTGTCAGTGTTTGGTCAAACGGAACAGGGCTTGAGATTCTGAACACGATCTATAGCATCATCAGCAATGTCTTGAACGTCGTGTCCGAATTGTCAAATCGTTTTCGAGAAGCCTGGGAGGCAAATGAAAATGGAGAGGCCATCTGGCAATCGCTTTTGGATATTGCACAAGTATATCTTGGATATATCGAAAGGATTTCAGAGGCAACGCTGATGTGGGCGCAAGAACTTGATCTAGAGCCGCTCGTATCTGCGTTCCGTGGACTGCTAGAAGCTATCGTGCCCTTAGTAGAGGTCATGACAGACGGCTTAGCATATGCTTACGAAAATATCCTCCTTCCTCTTGGAGAATGGTTTTTGGAAGAGCTGGCACCTGTTGGAATCGAGCTCGTGACAGCCGCTGTCAAGGCGCTGACCGAAATCTTGACGGCTCTGGAACCCATGGCAAAATGGTTGTGGGAAAATTTTTTGCAGCCATTAGCAGAATGGACTGGCGAGATCGTGATATCAGCTTTGGAGAAGGTCACAGACTTGCTTTCGAAATTTAGTGTATGGGTATCTGAAAACCAGGAATTGGTCCAGGATATCACGATTGTGGTAGGTTCGTTTGCGGCAGCATGGGTCCTCGTAAATTCGGCGGTCACGGCATGGAACACGATATCTGCCATTGCCAAGACTGCAACGACAGCTTTCGGTGTGGCTATAAATCTTTTGACATCCCCCATAGGTCTCGTCACTTTAGCAATCGGAGCGGTCATAGCGATCGTTTTGCTGCTCATAAAACATTGGGACGATGTAAAAGAAGCCGCTGGGGCTGCCTGGGACTGGATCGTAGAGAAGTGGGAAGCCGCCGGGAAATGGTTTGAGGAAAACGTAACGGAACCGCTAGGGAAAGCGTTTGAGGCTGTAGGTGATTCTGTAAAAGAGATCTTCAATGGGATCATTGGTACAGTCGAAGGGATGGTCAATGGAGTAATAAAAGCAATAAACTGGCTTATTTCTCAGCTCAACAAAATCAAGTTCGATTTCCCGGATTGGGTCCCTATTATCGGCGGGAAATCTTTTGGCCTGAACATCCCAAAGGTTTCTGAGGTCACTCTTCCCCGCCTCGCCAATGGCGCGGTCATCCCGCCAAACCAGCAATTTGCGGCAATCCTCGGTGATCAGCGCAGCGGAAAGAACCTAGAGGCGCCTGCCGCCCTTATCAAGCAGATGGTCATCGAGGGCATCCAAGCGGCGGGGGGCGCCGGTGGGAGCGGCCAGCCCATCCAGGTGAACGTCATGCTGGACCGAAAAGTCTTGGCTCGGGCCATAGTGCCAGAGATCAATGACATGACACGACAGGCCGGGAAGCCGGTACTTCTGATTTGAGGTGACAAGGATATGGACCTTTTGATCATCAACGAACACGACTACTCCAGGTTCATCAAAAATACAGGCTATGGATGGGGGAGGAGCGACCTAGACAGCGACAAAAGCACCAGAACAAAGGACGGCCGGTTGCGCAGAGACAAGATTGGGACGAAAAGAAAGATCACGTTTGAAGTGATGGGCCTGACTCGTCAAGAATTGGCGCAGTTGGACGACGACCTGAGCCAACCAACGTTTTCCGCGACCTATATGGACCTTCATGGAAAAATGACAAGGGAATTCTATTGTTCCTCGTTCAGCGCCTCCTTGACTACGACCAGACGTGATGACGGATCTACTTGGAGGTCGGAGCCGTTCACCATCACTGAGGTATAACGATGGCCCAAACGACCAGCGCATCATGGAAAGCGCTATGGCGCACGCCGGGGACGGAGCGGGAGTACCGGTTCGAGATCGCGGGGAAGGTGTACGGGCCGGACGTGGAGGTCACGCATTCGGTGGACAGCGGGCTGTATGAGCAGTTCGGCATCGGGAACGCGGCCACGGCGAAGCTGACGATATCGCTTTTCGCGGACAGCATCCCGCGCGCGGCCACCATCAAGCGGTATATCCGCCTGCGCAACGGGG